ATGAACCGCGATGACCATGCGCCCGACCCCCTGGGCGATCTCCAGACCGCGCACCGGACCTTTCTGCGGCTTCACGGCCTGCTGCTGAGGCGGATCGACCAGTTCGCCCTGGCGATGGAGGAGGCCGGGATCTCGGAGGAGGTCGAGGACGGGGCCCGGGCGAAGAAGATGGCGGAGGAGATCACGCGCCTCCAGTCCGCCATCGCCACCCTGTGCAGATGCGAGGACAAGCTTGTCGCAGACATCGAAAAGCGGGGACGACGCGGCGACGGGGACGTGGACCTCGACGCCGCCAGACGGGAGATCCTGGGCGAGCTGGCTCGCCTCTCTGGACGAGACTGAGCGGCGACGCTTCGTCGAGGGGCTGAGCGACGGGGCGGCGGCGGCGATGCGCTGGACCTTCGAGGTCTGGCGCCTGGCGGGGCACCAGTCGCCGCCGCCGGGGGGCTGGCGGACCTGGGTGATCCTGGGGGGCCGCGGCGCGGGCAAGACCCGCGCCGGGGCCGAATGGGTGCGGTCCCTGGTCGAGGGGGGGACGCCGTTGGCGGCAGGGGCGAGATCGCGCCTGGCCCTCGTCGGCGAAACCTTCGACCAGGTCCGCGAGGTGATGATCGAGGGGCCCTCGGGCATCAGGGCCTGCTCGCCCCCCGATCGACGGCCTGAGTGGGTGGCGACCCGCCGCCTGCTGCGCTGGCCCAACGGGGCGGAGGCGCAGGCCTTCTCGGCCAGCCAGCCGGAGGCGCTGCGCGGCCCCCAGTTCGACGCCGCCTGGTGCGACGAGCTGGCCAAGTGGCGGCGCGGGGCGGCGACCTGGGACAACCTCGGACTGGGGTTGCGGCTGGGGGAGGCGCCGCAGGCGCTGGTGACGACGACGCCCCGCCGCACGCCGCTGCTCAAGCGGCTGCTGGAGGCGGGCGACACCGTGGTGACCCGCGCGCCGACCGAGGCGAACGCGGCGAACCTAGCGCCGGAATTCCTCGCCGCGATGGAGCGGCAGTTCGGCCAGACCGGCTTCGCCCGGCAGGAGCTGGGCGGAGAGCTGCTGGACGACGTGGAGGGCGCGCTGTGGTCGCGCGCCGCTCTGGATGCCGGGCGGGCCGCGAAGGCGCCGCCGCTGGCGCGGATCGTGGTGGCGGTGGACCCCGCCGCGACCTCGGGGGCCTCGGCGGACAGCTGCGGCATGGTCGTGGCGGGGATCTGCGCCGAGGGCGTGGTCTGGGTGCTGGCCGACCTGACGGTGCAGGGGGCGGCTCCGCTGGCCTGGGCCCGAAGGGCGGTCGACGCCTACCACGAATGGCAGGCCGACCGGGTGGTGGCCGAGGTGAACCAGGGCGGCGAGATGGTCGAGGCCCTGATCCGCCAGCTGGACCCGGAGATCGCCTACACGGGGGTGAGCGCGTCGCGCGGGAAACTGGCGCGGGCCGAGCCCGCGGCGATGGCCTACGAGCGCGGCCTGGTCCGGCATGTCGGGAGCTTCCCGCAGCTCGAGGACCAGATGTGCGCCTTCGGCCCGAAGCGCGACCCGCGCGAGGGCAGCCCCGACCGCGTCGACGCCCTGGTCTGGGCGGTGACCGAGCTGCGCAAGGGCGAGGATGCGCGCCCGCGGGTGCGGCGGATCTGAAGCGCCCGGGCGGGGCGTCAGCTGACAAGCAAGGGAGAAGGCCGATGGCTTTCAATTGGTTGCGAAGCGCGGCCGAAACCTCGCCTGCGCGCCAGGCGGCGCCGACCGAGGCCAAGGCCTCGGCCGTGGGCGCGGCGGTGGCCTGGGCCACGACGGGGCGGGCGGCGTGGTCGCCGCGGGATTCGGTGAGCCTGGCGCGCAACGGCTTCGGGCGGAACGTGATCGGCTTCCGCTGCGTGCGGATGGTGGCCGAGGCGGCGGCGGCGGTGCCGATGATCCTCTCGGACGGGGTGCGCCGGCTGGACGTCCACCCCGCCGCCCATCTGCTGGAGCGGCCCAACCCCGGCCAGGTCCGCGCGGCGTTCCTCGAGAGCGTCTATGGCCACCTGCTGCTGTCGGGCGATGCGTTCGTGGAGGCGGCGGGGACGCTGGCCTCGGGCCTGCCGGCGGAGCTTTACGCGCTGCGTCCGGACCGGATGCGGGTGATCCCCGGGGCGGACGGCTGGCCGGAGGCCTACGAGTATGCGGTCGGCGCCAAGAAGGTGCGGTTCGACATGTCGCCCGAGGCGCAGCCGATCCTGCATCTGAAGACCTTCCATCCGCTGGACGATCACTACGGGATGGCGCCGATGGAGGCCGCGATGGCCTCGGTGGACATCCATAATTCGGCCGGAGGGTGGTCGAAGGCGCTGCTGGACAACGCGGCCCGGCCCTCGGGCGCCATCGTCTACCGGGCGGCCGACGGCGGCACGATGACCGAGAGCCAGTATCGCCGCCTGGTCGAGGAGCTGGAGGAGAACCACCAGGGCGCGCGCAACGCCGGGCGGCCGATGCTGCTGGAGGGCGGGCTCGACTGGAAGCCGATGGGGTTCAGCCCCTCGGACATGGAGTTCCTGCAGACCAAGACGGCGGCGGCGCGCGACATCGCCATCGCCTTCGGCGTGCCGCCGATGCTGCTGGGGATCCCGGGCGACGCGACCTATGCGAACTACCAGGAGGCCAACCGCGCCTTCTATCGCCAGACGGTGCTGCCGCTGGTGAGCAAGGTGGCGGCGGGGTTCGCGGCCTGGCTGTCGGCGCAGGCCGGGGAGCCGATCGTGCTGAAGCCCGATCTCGACGCCCTGCCGGCGCTGGCGCCGGAGCGCGAGGCGCTGTGGCGGCGGGTGACCGAGGCCGATTTCCTCAGCGAGGACGAGAAGCGCGCGATGCTGGGGCTTCCCCCGGGCGGCGCGCGATGAACCGGAGCTCTCTGCGGTCCCAGGGCTCGGGGTCCCGATACCTCTACGAGCCGTTCGACAGCGCCCACGCGCGCATCGAAGCGCTGGAGCGGGTGCTGGACGAACGCTGGGCGGCGCTGGAGCTGTCTCTGAAGAAGATCGACGAGACCGTTGATCGGCTTGAGAAACGGCTTTGGGTCGCGGTGTTCGGCGTGGCCACGGCGATGCTGGGGCAGCTGGTCTCGGTCGTGATGGACGGCCGGTTTCATCCCTGAGGGGGGTCCGAGATGACCTACGGATCGAACTCCGCCCGGCAACTGCCTGGGTTGGAGACGAAATTCGTCGCCTTCGACCAGGTGGCGACGGTGGCCGACGACGGGCGGATCGAGGGCTACGCCTCGCTGTTCGGGATCGCGGACGCCTCCGGCGACGTGGTCGAGGAGGGCGCTTTCGAGGCGAGCCTCCGGCGGATGCGGGAGGCGGGACGCTCGGTGAAGCTGTTGTGGCAGCACGATCCGGGCGAGCCGATCGGCGTCTGGGACCTGGTGCGCGAGGACGGCCGGGGGCTGCGCGTCTCGGGCCGGCTGATGACCGAGGTGCGGCGCGGCGCGGAAGCGCTGGCGCTGCTGCGCGCGGGGGCGGTGGACGGCCTGTCCATCGGCTACCGCGCGGTGAAGGCGGGACGGACGCCCCAGGGCGGCCGCTCGTTGCTGGAGGTGGATCTGTGGGAGGTCTCGTTGGTGACCTTCCCGATGCTGCCCGAAGCGCGCGCGTCGGCGGCCGTGGCCGACGGCGACGAGGATGCGTTCGAGGCCGCCCTGGCCGAGGCGCTGAGCGAGGCGCGGGGCCGCTGAAGCGGCGCATCGCGGCGAACCTGACGATCTATGGATGAAGGAATATCCAGGATGAAGGACATGGGCCACGGCCTCGAGGCCAAGTCGGCGGTTGCGGGATTTCTCAAGGAATTCGGCGCCTTCCAGGATGAAGTGAAGGCGCGGATGCGCGCCCAGGACGACCGTCTGGAGCAGATCGACCGCAAGGCGGCCTCGGTCTCCTCGCGGCCTGCCCTGAGCCGGGCGTCGGATGCGGAGGCGCCCCACCGCAAGGCGCTGGCGGCCTACCTGCGCACCGGCGACGACGACGCCCTGCGCGGCGTGCAGGTCGAGCGCAAGGGGCTGTCGACCTCGGTCAACGCCGAGGGCGGCTACCTGGTCGATCCGCAGACCGCGGCGCGCATCCAGGGGGTGCTGACCGGCGCGGGCTCGATCCGCTCGATCGCCAACGTGGTGCAGGTGGAGTCGAACGCCTTCGACGTGCTGGTCGACCACGAGGACTTCGGCCACGGCTGGTCCACCGAGGCCGGCTCGGTCGCCGAGAGCTCGACGCCCACCATCGAGCGCGTCTCGATCCCGCTGCATGAGCTCTCGGCGCTGCCGAAGGCCTCGCAGCGGCTTCTGGACGACAGCGCCTTCGACATCGAGGGCTGGCTGGCCGACCGGATCGCAGACAAGTTCGCCCGCGCCGAGAGCTCGGCCTTCATCATCGGCGACGGCGGCGACCAGCCGACCGGGATCCTCGACTACGCCTCGGTGGCGGAGGGGACCGGCGTCTGGGGGCAGCTCGAGCATGTGGTGACCGGGCAGGCGGGCGACTTCAACGCCCTGAACCCGGCCGACGCGATCGTCGACCTGGTCTACGCGCTGGGCGCCCGCTACCGCGCCAAGGCGAGCTTCGTGATGAACTCGAAGACCGCCGGCGCGGTGCGCAAGATGAAGGACGCGGACGGCCGCTTCCTGTGGTCGGACGGTCTCGCGGCCGGCGAGCCGGCGCGCCTGATGGGCTACCCGGTGCTGATCTGCGAGGACATGCCGGACATCGCCGCGGACAGCCGGTCGATCGCCTTCGGCGACTTCGCGGCCGGCTACACGATCGCCGAGCGTCCCGACCTGCGGGTGCTGCGCGATCCGTTCTCGGCCAAGCCCCACGTGCTGTTCTACGCCACCAAGCGCGTGGGCGGCGACGTGACCGACTTCTCGGCGATCAAGCTGCTGAAGTTCTCGGCTTCCTGAGGCTGACGATCCGCGGCCCGGTTTCCTGACCCGGGCCGCGGGGGCTGCGCCCTTCGGGGCTGGCCGGACGCCTTCGCGTGATACGTCCGCGACCTGCTTCCCCACGTGACCGGGCCTGCGCGAAGGCGTCTCTTCTCCAATGAAATCTGATTGGTCGCGGCTGCGCCTGAGACGGCGTGTGAGCGCGGCGAGGGCGGGATCATGACCGAATACGTGACCAAGGCGCCGGCCGAGGAGCGGCCCTTCGCCGTGCTCTATTCCGATCTCGCCCCGGGCGAGACCGTGACCGAGGACCTGGGCTGGACCGTCGTGCCGGACGAGATGGACGCGCTGGCGCTGGCGGTCGCGAGCTCGACCCAGGCCGGCGCCACGGCGACGGCGGTGCTGACGGGCGGTCGGCCCGGGCATCTCTACCACGTCGCGAACCGGGTGCGGACCAGCGAGGCGCGGGTGTTGAGCCGCAGCGTGCTGGTGCGCGTGACGGCCGGCTGAGGAGGATCCGAGAATGCTGAGCGAACTGGAGCCGGCCCCCTGGGCGCCGATCCCGCTGGCCGAACTGGCGGCTCACCTTCGGCTGCCGGAGGGGATGGAGGAGGAGGAGCGCGGGGCGCTTGACCTCTACGCCCGGGCGGCCGGGGCGGTCGTGGAAGGAATGACCGGCAAGGCGTTGATCGCGCGAAAATTCACCTGGACGGTGACGCGCTGGCGGGACGGGTTCGCCGAGCCGATCCCGGTGGCGCCGGTGTCGTGGATCAACGCGGTGACGCTGCTGGACGCCGACGGGGGCTGGTCGACCGCCGATCCCTCGACCTACGCCCTGGTTCCCGCGGCGCATCGGCCGCGGATCGACGGCGCGCGGGGGCGGGCGCTGCCGGGCGTGCCGACCGGCGGGCGGATCGAGATCGAGCTGACCGCGGGCTACGGGACCAGCTGGAACAAGGTTCCGGTCGACCTGCGGCAGGCGGTGATGTTGCTGGCGGCTCAGTACTATGAGCAGCGCCAGGTCTCGGCCGATCCGGCGCGGGAGGCGCCCTATGGGGTCGAGGCGCTGGTCGCCCGTCACAGGGAGATCCGTCTGTGAGGCCGCACCAGCCCTTCGCGCCGCTGCTGAACCGCAAGCTGGCGCTGGAGGAGGAGATCCGCAGCCCCGATGGGGCGGGCGGATGGCAGCGGACCTGGTCGAAAGTGGCGAGCTTCTGGGCCTCGCTCGAGGCGCGCTCCGCCTCCGAGGGCGAGGAGCGGGGGCGCGAGCGGTCCCGGGTGCGCTGGCGGATCCTGGTGCGGTCGGCGCCGATCGGCTCGGACCTGCGCCCGCGGGCGGACCAGCGGTTCCGCGAGGGCGGGCGGGTGTTCCGGATCACCGGGGTGGCAGAGGCGGACCCCCGTGGACGCTTCCTCGCATGCTGGGCGGAAGAGGAGGCGGTTCAATGACCTATCGCGCGTCCTTCGCCTTGCAGGAGGCGGTCTATGCGGCGCTGACCGGCTCGGCCGCGCTGGCGACGCTGGTGGGCGGCCGGATCTATGACGCGGCGCCACATGCGGATGCCGCGGATGCCGCTGCGGGGGTGTTCGTGACGCTCGGGGACGAGCGGGTTTCGGACTGGTCGGCGCAGGGATTGTCCGGGGCGATCCATGACTTCGAGATCACGGTTCATGGCTCGGACGAAGGCTTCGCGGCGGCGAAGGTCGCGGCGGAGGCGGTGAGCGCGGCGGTTCTCGGGCCGCTTCCGGCGCTGTCGCTGGGCCGGATCGCCACGGCGGATTTCCGGGGCGCCCGGGCGCGCCGCGAGCGGACGGGCGGGCGCGCCATCGAGCTGCGCTTTCGCTTCAGGATCGAGGCATAAACCTAAGAGAGGGCGCGGGAAATGGCGGCTCAGAGCGGTAAGGACCTGCTGCTGAAGGTGGACACCGGAAGCGGCTATACGACGGTGGCGGGGCTGCGCGCCACGCGCATCGCCTTCAATGCGCAGACGGTCGACGTCACGCATATCGGCTCGGCCGGGCGCTGGCGGCAGCTGCTGGCGGGGGCGGGGCTGCGGTCGGCCTCGATCTCCGGTTCGGGGGTGTTCCTGGACGCGGACACCGACGCGACGCTGCGCCAGGCGTTCTTCGACGGCACGGCGCCGGAGTTCCAGGTGGTGGTGCCGGACTTCGGCACGCTGGAGGGGAGCTTCCAGATCACCGCGCTGGAGTATTCGGGCCAGCACGACGGGGAGGCGGTCTACGAGATCTCGCTGGCCTCGGCGGGCGCCGTGAGCTTCGCGGCGGCCTGAGATGGTCAACGCGGCGCGCGGAGAGGCGGAGGTCGTCGTCGAGGGCGAACGGCGCGCGATGCGGCTGACGCTGGGCGCGCTGGCGGAGCTGGAGACGCGGCTGGGCGCGACGGGCCTGCCGGGCCTGATCGCGCGGTTCGAGGGCGGCGAGTTCGGCGCCTCGGACCTGGTGGCGCTGCTGGGCGCGGGGCTGCGGGGCGGGGGCCTTGCGGCCTCGGACGAGCAGGTCGCGTCGATGAGTTTCGAGGGGGGCGCTGGTGGAGCGGCGCGGGCGGCGGCGCGCCTGCTGGCCGCCACTTTCGCCCCCCTGAGCGAGGACGGCTGAGCGATGGACTGGCCGGCGATGATGCGCTTTGGCCTGGGGGTCCTGCGGATGACGCCGCGGGACTTCTGGGAGATGACCCCGCGCGAGTTCCTGGCGGCCTCCGAGCCCTACGTGGGCGAGGGGGCCGCGCCGATGGGGCGCGCGGAGCTGGAGGCGCTGCGGGCGCGGTTCCCTGACGTGACGCGGGAGGCGGACGGATGACCGAGAACCTGGACGGCGATCTCTCGGGCGCACTGCGCGAGTTCGGCGCGGCGGGGGAGGAGGCCCAGGGCCTCGCCCAGGGCGTGGCCGAGGAAATGGCCCGCCTGCGCGGCGAGATGCGCGAGACCTCGCGCGAGGCGCAGGGGCTGGCGGGGGCGATCTCGGGCTCTCTGCGCTCGGCCTTCGACCGGATGATCACCGGGGGGTCTGGCGCGTCGGACGTGATGCGCCGGTTGGGTTCGGACCTGGCGGGGCGGACCTTCGATGCGGCGATCCGGCCGGTGCACGGGGCGCTGAGCTCGGCGCTGACCTCGGGGATCTCGGGGCTGCTGGGGGGGATCTCGCCGTTCGCGGCGGGGGGCGCGTTCTCGGGCGGGCGTCTGCGGGCGTTCGCGGGGGGCGGGGTGGTCGAGGGGCCGACGCTGTTCGGGATGCGCGGCGGCGCGGGGCTGATGGGCGAGGCGGGGCCGGAGGCGATCCTGCCTCTGCAGCGCGGACCCGACGGGCGGCTGGGCGTCGCCGCGGGCGGCGGCGGCGGGCGCTCGGTGAGCGTGACGGTGAACGTCTCGACCCCCGACGTCGCGGGCTTCAGCAAGTCCCGCAGCCAGGTGGCCGCGCAGGTGGCGCGGGCGGTGCAGCTGGGCGTGCGCAACGGGTGACGCCGCCCTCAAGGGCAGGGCGCGCAGACAGGAGGCGGAGATGGCCTTTCACGAGGTGAGGTTCCCCGACACGCTCTCGGTCGGCTCGACCGGCGGTCCGATGCGGCGCACGGAGATCGTGACGCTCGCCAACGGCTTCGAGAAGCGCAACACCAACTGGGCGGAGTCGCGCCGCAGCTATGACGCCGGCATCGGCGTCTCGAGCCTCGACGACCTGCAGGAGGTGGTGGCCTTTTTCGAGGCGCGCCGCGGGCAGCTGCATGCGTTCCGTTGGAAGGACTGGCTGGACTACAAGTCCTGCGCGCCGTCCGAGGAAGTGTCCTCGGGCGATCAGCGGATCGGGACGGGCGACGGCTCGACCTACCTGTTCCAGCTCACCAAGAGCTACGAGGCGGCGGTGAACCCCTATGTGCGGACCATCGCCAAGCCGGTGACCGGGACTACTCGGGTCGCGGTGGACGGGGTCGAGCAGGTGGCGGCGGCGGATTTCGTGGTGGCGGATTCGACCGGCGAGATCAGCTTCATCGTGCCGCCGGCGGCGGGGCAGGCGATCACCGCGGGGTTCGAGTTCGACGTGCCGGTGCGCTTCGACACGGACCGGATCGTGTGGAGCCTGACAGCCCTTCAGGCGGGCGAGATCCCCTCGATCCCGGTGGTGGAGGTGCGGGTCTGATGCGCGAGCTGGATCGGGATCTCGAGCTGGCGCTCGAGGGCGAGACGACGACGCTGTGCCGGTGCTGGGTGGTGAAGCGGCGCGACGGCGTCGAGCTGGGCTTCACCGACCACGACCAGCCGCTGAGTTTCGGCGGCGTGGAGTTCGAGCCGGAGACCGGGTTCGAGGGCACGCAGGTCGAAAGCTCGCTGGGGCTGGCGGTCGACAACCAGGAGACGATGGGCGCGCTGCGCTCGGACGCGATCCGGGAGAAGGACATCCTGCTGGGGCTCTATGACGGGGCCGAGGTGACGCGCTGGGTGGTGGACTTCACCGACGTCGGCAGCCGCGAGAAGCTGTCGGTGGGCGTGGTCGGCGAGATCCGGCGCGGGGACCTGGCATTTGAGCTGGAGATCCTGGGCCGCTCGGAGGTGCTGAACAGGCCGCTGGGTCGGGTGTTCCAGCGCTCGTGCGACGCGGAGGTGGGCGACGCGCGCTGCGGGGTGGAGCTGGACGGCGCCTTCCGCAGGAGCGGCGAGGTGCTGGCCGTGCAGGATGCGCGGCGCTTCGCGGTCGCCGGGAACGCGGCGGAAAGTCCGGCGGGCTGGTTCGATTACGGCAAGGTCGAGTGGACCTCGGGCGCGAACGACGGGCAGGTCGTCTCAGTGCGTCGGTTCTATCTGCAGGCGGGGCAGATGGTGGTGGACCTGTGGAACACGCCCGCGTCGCCGATCCAGGCGGGGGACGGCTTCCGGCTGGTGGCGGGCTGCGACAAGACCGCCTCGACCTGCAAGGCGAAGTTCGCGAACTTCCTGAATTTCCGAGGCTTTCCGCTGATGCCGGGCGAGGACTGGTCGACGGCCTATCCGCGCTCGGACGAGCTGCACGACGGCGGCTCGCTGTTCCATGACTGAGGGGCGGCGGGCGGTGATCGTGGCCGCGGCGCGGGACTGGCTCGGCACGCCCTATCGGCATCAGGCGAGCGCCAAGGGCGCGGGGGCGGACTGCCTGGGCCTGGTGCGCGGCGTCTGGCGCGAAGTGCTGGGGAGCGAGCCCGAGACCCCGCCGCCCTATTCGCCCGACTGGATGGAGGCGAGCCGGGAAGAGCGCCTGTTCGACGCGTGCCGCCGCCTGCTGGTCGAGCTTCCGACGGCGGAGGCCGGGCCCGGCGACGTGCTGCTGTTCCGCATGCGTGCCCAGGGGCCCGCGAAGCACCTGGGCATCCTGGTCGAGACCGGGGGGGACGAGCCCCGGATGATCCACGCCTATTCGGGGCGTGGAGTGGTGGGCTCGTCCCTCGGACCTTCCTGGCGGCGGCGCATCGCGGCGGCCTTCAGCTTTCCGGAGTGA